AGCATCTGCTTCCCAAGGAATTGCACGACTTTGCATCATTGATTCATAAGTTAATCTAGTCTGCTTCATTACCCAAGCAGGAATCTCCGAATCCTGATGAACTTGTGCCATAAAAGATGTTTGCAATCCACCACCCATACAATCTTGAACGACGTGCCATCCTTCATGTCTCATTGTTCCTAGAAACTCTCTAGGATCTTTAAGAAGTTGTTCGTTTACAAAGAAACGATTGTAGTTTGGTTTATATAATCCTACTGTTCTTGGAGTAAAGTATCTTTCTGGTGCAACATATACAGGAACATTTACACCATCAAGAGCAGTAATAATTCTTTTTAGTTCTTCTCTGAATGGATCAAAGTCAGAATCTTTTAGTAGTTCAGAATCTACTGTGAGTTTTTCAACTCCTTCAGTACATTCTAAGAGGATCATACAACCCATTGCCTCTGCACTATAAGGTCTTACTGTTGGTTGTTTTGATTCTAATGATGATGCTATAGCAGGAAATGCTAAAGACAAGATTAAACTAGATGCGGTGAGTAACTTTTTCATTCGTTCCACCAACCTTCTTCTTTATGTATCCAGACTTTCAAATCTTTTACATACTTTCTCAAGATCTGGGCTTGTTCTTCATGCCAAAAATCACCCGTCTCCATGTAGAGACGGGTGTGATTATCTATTGCTTGGAGTATTTTATGGATGGGAGCATTCCAACACTCCCTTTTAGGGGTGTTCCATTCTCTTGGCACGGCATTACTAGCGAATGAACTTCATTATATCTAAGATAGTCAATTTTACAACTATCAGGACCAATCTCCACATATCCAACAATCATAAAAGCAATCAATTCCATCACTTTTTCTTTCCACCATTCTTTGCTTTTTTGGCATTAGCATTTCCCGAGTTCTGCTTTTTATTATTAGCAGAACCTGCTCCACCTTTTTTACTTTTATTTGCTGACTTTGCCATCATGCCCCTGTGCGTGGTTGTACTTGACCCTCTAGAACTTCAACTCTCTCCTCAAGAGATGGTTCTGTTGCAGTAACCTCTGTTGCTATAATCTCAGATGGTGCTTCTACAACTTCTTCTCTTTTTAGTTCATCTTTTTTGTCATCATCATCTCCACCTTTCTTCATAGTATTAATACCAAATGTGGCAGCAGATGCTGTGAAAACAGTAGCAATAAAAGTTGGGTCCATCTTGGCAAGAAGACCTGCATAACTTGCAGTCAAAAGAGCAGCAGACCAACTAAGAATAGCGACACGAATAATAGTACTCATACACTTTGTTTTTTTGTCGTTGTTCATTTTAGTTTGAGTGTAAGGTTAACCTTTTGTCCAAGTTTCACCTTCAGCCTTTCTTCTACGAGCAAGTCCTGCTTCTACATTTGAACCAGGATTTCTGTAAAGAAATAGCGCATCGGGAACTAAATCCCACTCTTTATTCTTCAAGCGTTTAGTAATAGTATTAAAGTTATCGCCACCGTAAAAACCGGCACCAAGATTATAAGCAAAGCTGAGCAGAGCGCCTCTTTTTCCATCTGACATTTCACTCCAATGAGGAATTTTACGTAGTGCAGGAAGAAATTCTTTTTTACACTGTTCGATAAGAAGTTCATCTGCTTCTGCTTGAGTTAGAGTATCACCCATTTGGAATGGGGAACCATCTTTCTTACGAGTTGAACCCCAACCGATTGTGATTGGGAGTCCACCAGTAAGAGGATCAGGATATGCCTTTAAATGGCATCCTTCAAACTCTTTAATTAACTTGATTCCCATTTGTGGGACATCATCACCACCTGTTACAGGAGCTGCAGCAGCGGGTGCTGATGCTGGTGCAGCACTAGACTTTTTTCCTCTATAGATTTCTGCCCAGTCAATATTATCTTCTAGATATTTTACAGGTAGGTTGTCTTCTAACCACTGCACTGCTTTAACGTGGTTAGGGTTCTTCTCGTCATAAAACTTGAAGAAGTTGTGTAAATCGATACGTGCCATTGTTTGTTCTCCTATCAGTCGAAAATTCTACCCCAACCATCGTTGCCACCTGGGCACCAACGATGCTTAAGAACTGCTTTAGTGTAAATTGTTTTTTTGCCGTTAGTCACAGGTCCAGTATAGTTGTCATTGAGAGAACCATATGGATCATTGATATAGTATCCTTTACCGTCTGGTGTCTTACCAATAACTACGCACATGTGCCCACCAGTAGGTGCAGATAAAGAGCCCCTATGAAGAATGCCAATAACAACGGGTTTCCCAGCATCAAGACTCTTATCAATATCAGCAAAAGAAAGATTGTAACTAAAGTGTGACTTAATACCATAACCTGCGAGAACCTTTGTCTGTACCGCATGGTCAGTAGTGTCACCAATCGCAAATACCTTTTTAACATATTCATCGTCGCCTTTAATACTTCCTGGCTTGAGGAATGCAAGGCACATAGCGCACGATGAACTGTTACAAGTTCTATGTGCATCTCTGTAGTTATCTACTTGGTTAAAATATGGGACATTTAGAACTGCTGGTGTAGGGGGTTTGGTTCTAAAAATTCCAATCCAATCAGTTTCTGCGTCGTCTAAAAATTGGGCAGGAAGATTATCCTCTAACCACTGAACTGCTGCAACATGATTTGAGTTGCTATCATCATAAAATTTAAAAAAGTTATGAAGATCTAGGGTCATCGAATATCTCTACAAACACTGAATATATTTATAAAAAAAGCGCCTTTTGGGCGCTTTAATGTTTATACAGTTTGAAGATCTTGTGATGTTTCCACAACGGTTGTCCTGACGTAATTAAGAACGTTTTCTGGAGTTGTTTCTACATATGGATCTTCAGAGGCATTATCGCGTTGTCCTGGTTCAACAAACATTTTTTCAATAATACCATCTTTAACCACAGCAGCGTAGCGCCAACTGCGCTCACCGAACCCAAGGTTAGACTTATTGACAAGCATTCCCATAGAACGTGTGAAGTGTGCATTTCCATCTGGAATGAGTTTGACTTTCTCAATGTTCTGGTCTTGGGACCAGGCATTCATTACAAACCCATCATTAACAGAGATGCAGTAAATATTGTCGATGCCAGCACTAACAAAGTCCCCATATTTCTCTTCGAATCCAGGTAACTGATAGGCACTGCAAGTAGGAGTGAAAGCGCCAGGCAGGCTAAAAATGACCACACGTTTGCCATTGAAAAGTTCTGCGGATTTACGACTTACAAACTCACCAGATTCACGAAAAATAAATTCTACTTGTGGAATCTCATATCCTTCTTTACGCATAGTAGTCTCCATCAGAAAATGCCAGGAATGATTTGACCAGTTGTAAGATAAGAACCAGCAGCGGCAACGAAACCAATCATTGCTGCCCAACCATTAATACGCTCAGCTTTTTCAGTAAAAAGATTTTTCATTTGTTTTCTCCTTGATAGGGGTGTCTTTGTTTAAGTTCAGGATTAGATTGAGAAGGAACTACGGGGTTCCTTGACTTATTTTTAATTACGATGAAAGCATCGTTTTGATAGGTTACTGTTCCAAATGGTTTTGCCCATTTTGGATTTGCATCTGGGTGGGTTGCAGTTCCTGTAACTGCAACTCCACCAATCTCTACAGAGATTTCATCTTCATTAGACCATCCAAGTTTTTCAAGAGCAATTGCAAATTGCCCGAGCATATCAGCACTCACAAGTTCTCTTCCTGTTCAGTCAGGATTACACAGTCGCTGGTAGGATATGCCACACAGGTGAGTACATAACCTTCAGCAACTTGATCTTCATCCAAAAAGGTTTGATCTTCATTATCTACCGTGCCGCTAAGAAGTTTACCAGCACAAGAAGAGCAAGCACCAGCACGACAACTGGAAGGTAGATCAATGCCAGATTCTTCAGCAGCGTCAAAAATATATTGATCGTCAGGACATTGGATAGTCGTTTCGGATCCATCGGGGGATTGAAGTGTAATGGAATAAGTAGCCATCAGTAAGTCTCACAAAGTTTTTCTACAGAATAAGACAGCAGCACAAGGAAGCTGACTCCAGTAATTGTAAACAAAAGTTCAGTCATTGTCAATCAATTATCAGAAGATGCCGAAGAAAAAGTTGCCAGTGATAGCGTAAGAAATAACACCAGCAACAAAACCGACCATTGCCCAGCGCCCATTCATTTTCTCCGCTTTTTCTGCATAAGGTTCGATGCCATAACGCTCAAGATCTTCTTTAGTCATGTACATGGAAGGCTCTTTTGCCCACATGTTCATTTGTCCGAATTCGTTTTTTGTTACAGTCATTTTTTTTAGATTCATTAAGAATTGTTACACAATTATATAGCAAAAAGAAAGGGGCGTCAAGCCCCTTAAGTATCAAATATTACTTATTTTATTAAGATTTAAATATTCGTTCAGAACGAATAACGAATTTTTAGTTCACCACCAAGAGCGAACACTTCACTATCAAAACCATACTCACCAGCAACTTTGACTTTACCAGTCAGATTATTAGCAATAGGGAAGTTCACACCAACTTCACCAACAGCAACACCCTCATCGGTGCCGACATTGTTCCACTCATAACCAGGACCAATTTCACCAAAAATGGTTACACCACTAGCAGTCTTTTGCTCATAACCAATACGAAGTTCAGTTTGAGCACCAGTGTAATCACCATCAACAACAGCACCAGTGGTCTTGCTTTCAACATAAGGGCCAGCAAATGCAGCCGAAGCAAGGAAGGGGGTTGCAGCAACAGCTGCGAATGCGGGTTTAAACATAATAGTACCTCTATATTTTCTCGCAGAGTAATACCTGCGGATGTAAGGAGTTTCGACAAACTCCGTAAATTCAGTGACTCAACGGGTATTTGAGGTTTCATCACTTGAATCTATTTATTTTAACATTCTCTTTGGGATCATGTCAAGAGGGTGGTTGTTCCGCTCTTGGAATAGGTCCGTTTGCATCAAATCCGGGAGGAAGTCCAAATTCATATGGATGCCAATTCATAAGTTGATTCAATCCACCCTCAACATTATAACTATCTCTTTCCCAAAAGTTTACAATTCCATTGTAACTATCTCTATGGAATATATCAATGTGTTCTGGATGAATTGCAGACCCAAGATCTAAACGATATGCAAAAATTGGAAAACAGTAAGATTTACCAGTATTCAGAATAAGGTCTTCAGATACTGCTCTTGGTCTTACTCCATTATCAAGTCTGTACTTATTGTTAGGTTTAATATGATTCTTATAGATCTTTTCTGCATGATGTCTAGTAATTACATATGCTGCAGCAGAAAAATCATTAATGAACCTAGGATGAAGATTAATATAAATTGTTGCAGGATTAATAGTTGTAAATTGAACCGTATCATAATCATACGGCAACTTAGAATACATTTCAGACCATGAGAACTGCCAATACTTAACAGTATCAAACAAAATATCATCCTCAAGAATTAAAACTTCAGGATAATCAGTTTCTTCAATAAAATAACGAATACACTTGAGATGTGAAAGGCAACAACCAATCTCATTCATACTCATATTGTCTGGCATTCTACCTTTAAGTAGATCTGTCACATCACCATCCCTACCATCAACGCCAGGCATTCTAGTATGATTAGTAATGTCCCAGTATGCAAATTGGTCTTCCATATGCCGACGTCTATGCTCATCAGCATCTAAATTCATCCAAAGAATAGGAGGAAGATTAGTAAGTTTATATGAGGACTTATTTTTGTCCATCAGAGATACGGGTCCATTCATCGGGTATCAAATCTTTAGTATTTAAATCTTTAGTGTAACCTGTTTTTCCAAACCATTGAACAGGAGCAATAACTTTTTTATTTTCATTGTTAGAAAGCCAAGCTGCCCACCAAGAAAATGAAGAATTTGCAATAATAAAATCATCACAAAGAGACATCAGACAAAGATCAACTCTATTATCAGTGTTCTCAGAAACCATAAAACGATCATCAGAAAACAATTCTTGTTCCTGACACCACTTAGGATCATCAGAAAAAACAATCACGTTTCTATCAGCATCAAAATGTTTTAATGCTGCAGCATAATACTCTAAAGGAAGATTAAAGTGATTTTCACTATTTGTCAAGTAATCAGTGCGACGAACATGAAGAGCTACAGGATTATCAACTGTAGAGATCATTTCATTACATGGTTTAAGAATTTCTTGTTTAAATGTAAAGTCCTCACGAATTTCTTGTTCAATATGTTTGAAGTATTTTTCTGTTTGAAAATATCCTTGAAGACTTACATGATCTGGACAAAGAGTAAAGAGTTCTTCATCAAATTCATGAAATCTTTCTTTAACTACAGGAGCATGACCATTATTCAACAATCCAACATTCACATTGAGATCAAAAGAATCAAATAATTCTGTCCTGAGTTTATTACCAATTCCATCATCAACTGCAATAGTGTGATTTGGAATACAAATATCTGCACCAATGTTTCTAGCAATGCCCTTCAGTGATGCATATTGGAACATCTGATTTGCCAGACGACCCATTCTGCCTAATGCATTAAATCCTATCATACCAATTGTTCTCTACGTTTTTTTAGATAGTCTTGACTTTTATAATACTCTACGAGTCTATCTTTGTCAAATGTTTTAATAGTATTCCAAAGATGATAATTGTTATTAAAATTTGGATTACTAAACCAAGAATTATGAGTCCTTGAGTGTTCTAAATGATAAACATAATTTTCAACCCTTCCAATACGATTACCAAGAACGCTCATACGATAATAAAACTCATCATCTTCACATCCCCAAGATATAAAGTTCTCATTCATCATAAAGGAGTCAATATACCTCTGACGATTTACAAATTGAGTCCAACCTATTGTTGAGTTGGAAAGTGATTTCCTTCTATCAAGAGTAGATGTATCTAGGGTATTTACAAACTCTTCATAGATTTCTGGATTATATTCAGATCTCCACTGATAGATTCCACATCCATAGGGATAAACCACATCTGCCTGATCACTTATGATTGCTTCATATGCTTGATAGTATGATGAGATTGGTAAAATACAATCCGCATCATAGTTTGCTACAACTTTAGTGCTAGAAGCAACAATTAGGTCGTTTAAAACTTTACTTTTACAAAATAAAGGTTCATTAGATTCTTCAAAAAGATACTCAAGATTAGAGATATCAACATACTTCTTAATTTCCGGAATTGCCCTAAACTTAAAAGTTGGATGATGAGATACTTCTTTAACTAATACTTTGGCAGGAACGTGCTTTAAAAGATAAGAGACAGAAGATATAATGTTTCTTAGTCTATCTTCTGTCTCTATTCTCGTAGGAATGAGAAAAGTCAAGTCCATCATTGTTGAATCCTATCATCTGGAATCTGCTCAATAATCCAAGACTCTGGAATCAAGTCTTTGGTGTTATTGAAAGAAAGTCTTTCACCAAACCAAGGATTTTGTGCAATCACTTTCTTATTTGGATTCTTCTGCAACCAAGCACCCCACCAAGACAATGAACTATTAGCGATGATAGCATCACTGCACATACTCATGAGACATAGATCATAGAATGGAACAAGAGACTTTTCCATTTGACCTACACCATTAAGAACTTCTTTTGGATAATAAATTCTGGTTTCGGAGAGATAGAAACGATCGCCTTGAAATAGTTTTTGTTCTTTTACCCAATCAAGATCATCAGAACAAATCAATACTGGTTGATTATCTGAAAAGTGCTTCTCAAGAAGATACTCATAATGATCAACTACAGGCATAGGATACCAGTCAGGACGACCTACGTTGTCACCTCTACGAATATGAAGTAAAACAATGTTCCCATTAAATTGTTCCATAAACTCATTACAAGTTTCATAGATCTCATCTTTAAACTCAAAGTCCTCACGAATAGAATCTTCAATATGTTTGAAGTACTTTTCAGTCTGACGATATCCATCAATGTTTACATTATCTGGGCAGTTATTAAAGAGTTCTTCATCAAACTCAAATCCAGGTTCATCTAGAGTTGGACCATTTTGAATGAATCCAACATTCTTCACATTCTTAAGTTTGAATGCATCAAAGAGACCGTAATTAGCGTATGTTGGTGCGTCCTCGGGAGGAATACACCAATCTATATTA